ATCTTATTAGCCGCACGTTCAGCGATTTCCTCTGGAGTAAACCCGCGACCGCTGGTGGTGTGTACCTCCACCGAAAAGCCCGGATTTATGTTCATATCTAATGCTGGAAAACTCATTGTTTCGGCCTAATCACCATTCCTGTACGATATTCGTCTGTTACTTCTTTCGATTCGCCGAACATCTTCAGACCGGTAATCGCTTCCGCAAAACGCTTCTCGTATTGTTGTAGTATATCGGGCTCACCCTTCATATAGATGTATGCCTCGATCAAGCTTCCGTACAAAAGAGCTAACTGAGCGTTTTCACTCAGCCATGTCGTGCCGCTGCCGCCAGATTGGGTCAAACTGAGCGGACGATAGAAGTAATGAAGCTCCACCGCGTAGTTTGCGTCCGGTGTAGGCCCCAAAATGAAGTTATCGATGTCAAAAACAGCGTAATACCGCGGATTTCCCGTCGTAGACGCGTTTGGATTGAAAGATTGCACAAAATCCGGGTCTTTAAAGTCCAAAAACACCTGATTTGAGCTGGCATCCGTAAAAGATAGCGAAAATGGCGCTAAAAAGTCGCTCGGGCAGGCCAAATACTTGTTCGACGCCGACATTGCACCGCTTACGTTCTTGCGGAACAGGCTTAACTGGACGTTTTTGAGGATACGCTCCTCTGCCTGCACAATAAACACAGGAATATTGGCCACAAACGAGGTTTCGTCGTACTGCGTGTAGTCTTGAATGGCCTGCGTTAGCTGATCGTATGTAAAGCTCATGTCACCACCGTCACTTGGCCCACCTTGCCGAACGCTTGGACCGGTCTTAGGTTAGGGGCTTCGACCAGAGGCACACCGACAAACACGTCTAGCGGCTCAACACGGTCAGGTCTTGCATTTTCAAGGGCTTCTGGGTCTACGACCTTACGAAACGGCCCTAATTGCGGGTGTTTTGGCTCATATTCGTCCGGTCCAACAAGCAAACCGTTCCACTCCCGCTTCATTACCTTATAGGGGTAACGAAAACCGGAGCGGTCGGATATTGCCCATGAATCTTTACCGGAAGCAAATTTAGCCATCTACCCCGCCCTATAATATTCGTACTTTGGAACGACGTTGAAGGACGACCGATCACGGTCTTCCGTCGCTGCGCGTTCAAACTCCTCTTCATACACCGCTTTTAGCATCTGAACACGGTTCGGTGCCCGCTTCAAAGCAATGTAATAGGCCAAACCCGCTGCTAGGCACGGGTAAAACCGAAACGGCATGTCCATCGTGTCCGTATAGATGTCGGCATCATCCATGCGAGTAAGCGCATCATAGATGACAACGTCCGTCGTGTTCTCTGGGACAGGCCAAATCTTCAAATTCGGTGTCGTCTGACGGTCCAAAAAGAACTGGTTCGGACGACCCTGCGTCGTTTTGTTGGGAATAGTGAGGTATTCGTCGCGGCTCAGACGCTCCAAAGAGTAATCCGTACCGTCTCGGCGGCAGATTACAGACAAAACGTCGATTACGTCGTTGCCCAAGTCATACTCACCGTCGCCAATAGCCAGTGTCACCGTGCGTTGCTTGATCGTCCACTGGTTTAGGCCGCGATTGGCCCAGTCCGCCAGCAAGAGGTTGAGCGAACGCTTGGCAGTTTTGAGGTCGTAACCAGTACGAACCTCAAGACCACACCGCTCGAAGGCTTCTTCGACGTATTCGGCTACGTCTAGCTCAAAATCTTTGCTACCGGATGTCGTCATGACTTCTTAGTCCCCCGCTTCTTGGCAGTTTTAGCGGATTTCTTGAACGCTTTTGCAGTTGGCGCACCTTTGCTGCCGGGCTTGCGCATCTTTTCGCCAGACCCCGCTGCAATGCGTTTGCGCTTTGCATGAATATTTGCGTACAAGCCCCGTTTTGCCATTACGCGTTCCTTACCGCACAGCCTTTTTTGCTGCCGCGCTTGCTAGAAGTTCGAACGGCACCGCCGCTCTTCATCTTCTTGACCATTCCGCCGCCGCGCATTTTCTTAACCATGCCGCCGCCGCGCATCTTTTTAGGTTTCATTGCCATCTTTCAGTCTCCTATACAGACGCTCCCGCTTTTCAAAGATTTCACGGGCGTTATACTGGCCATTATATGTATCATAATAGCCCTTTTTGTCGAGCTTGTCTGCCGCTTCCTGCAACTTAGACAATCTCTGTACAAAAATCATTGCGTATTCAGCATCAATTTGAGGTTCAAAGCCATGTTCGACGTCTTTTACGAAATCGCTTTCCTCGTCATCCGGATGAAAACCCATTACCCAAATATCACGATCAATAAACATGCCGTCAGCAATGACGTCGTTCATCTCGTCTAAATAGGTGTGAAAGATTTCGGGGTCTTCGTCGTATTTAAAATCGACAATAATTGCGACATCGAAGTTGTCGTCGAACTGAGAAACTGTCGTGTACAACGACTGCTTGTTAGCTTCGTACTTATACAATACCGCTACGCGGCCATCGGCCCAAGCTTGACGTGCGTATGGACAGGGCGGGAGGTTGTTAAAGTAAGGGCTTGCTTTTTCTAAGACCGTGGAAGACCAGTCTACCAACTCGTGATAAACGGCTTTTTCTACTTCAAGAGATGGTTTTAAAAAAGCAAGACCCATTAAACTCCCCAGAACTTATGCACTACAGGAGCAACAAGAATTAAAATGGCCAGCCCCCAAATTTTAATGTCCAAGCTTTTCAACGTAGACTTCTGGTCGGCCAACTTTTCCTCAATGTTCTGGTAGCGCAGATTGCACTCAGCTTCATGCTTTTCCAGTTTGGCTAAGACGTCTTCTACTCGCATATCGTCCTCACCAAGCTTTACATGACCAGTAACGGGCGCTGAACTTGTCTTTTGCTGTCCCGCACGAATGACGCGCTCTAAAGTTTTTTCGACGTCCCGGTTGATCTTTTTTAATTGCCATGTCCGGATCGCCGAAACGAACCAACTTAACTTCACTGCCCTTTTTTGCCAGAACAGCACTTTTCTTTGATTTACCGGGTGTCCGCTTTGGTTTGTTATATCCTGCAAAGGTCTCTCCCCGGTACTTTATTCTGCCGGAGGGCAGTTTCTTAACGTCTTTCGTTGTAGCCATTATGAAATGCCCCCAGTCACATCATTTATGCGTAAAATCCTGTAATGCTGGTAAAGCCCGGACCGGTTTGCGTGTAAGCCACGTACCCACCGTTTTCGAACATGATACCGTTATCACGCATTTCCACATCGCTAATTACAGTCGCGTCAGCAACCGTTCCCAACGTAACGTTTGCAGTGCCTGTCGCACTTCCATCACGCACAGAAACGGAACCCGCCGTGCCAGAATTTACAATGTAAAGACCACGTAGGCGCATACGACCTGCAAAGATAACTTCCAAAGCATCTGCGGACATTCCAACCGTGATTGCTCCATCGGTATCGTCATCAACCGTGACTTGGGTCACCGTCTTGAAATACGCAGTGGTAGTTACCGCCGCAGTATCTGGTCCAGCAATGCTTTCTGTTTGAGCGTCACCATGGACGTCTGTGCCAACAACAGTGAAAGTCCGCCCGTCGTCCGTACCCGCAGAAGTAATGGTTACTTTGCGAGCTGCGGTAAACGTTGCCACCCCGCCAGAAGCGTTTGCGCCGTTAATCGTCAAGTTTTGCTCGCCACCGCTTGCAGGAGTTTGAGATTGGCAGATGCTATCTGCATCCGCCGCGTCGCCATCGGCAGCAAAGTATTTGGATTTAATGTCAGAATTAGCCATTATTTGCTCTCCGCTTTCTTCGTTGTTTTCTTAGCAACTTTTTTGGGAGCGGCTTTTTTAACAGGTTTTTCTTCCCACGCCTCATTAACGTCAGGCGTCGAAGGATCATCAGCCTTCAACGTGCCGTCGTCATTACGTGCGCGAACTTTTTCGACCTTAATGCCGCGAGCTGCTAGTTCTTCTTCAGAAGGTGGCTGAAACCGATTGCTCATGTTTCACCTCCTTATGATGCCGCGATAGTGCCGCCAGTGTCAGAACGCTTCCAGTTGGTGCCGTCAGAGAACGCAAGAATTGCAGAACCTGCCGCGCCGTCAGAAACATACACAAGCGTACCCGCGCCTGCCGAAGAAGCAGAAGGTGCAGTCGCAACTGTATAGGTGGGAACTTTGATGTCACCAACAAAACCGTTGGTGGAGGTCACTGGACCAGAGAAAGTAGTCGAAGCCATTTTAATACCCCTTGCACAAGGTTTCGCTTCGCAGTCCGTGCAATGTCAGGTGGGCCGACCCCTGTCTGCAAAGCTAATGTTAAGCCCTATCGTGACTATAACTTAGCTTGAGATAAAAAGAAAGGGGCCTCGTAAGAGGCCCCAAGTGCAGTCATCAGGGAGGTGGGTAATGAAAAACCCACTTCTCTTATACCACAGATTACGCCGCGCCGGGAGTACCAAATACGCAGCGCCAGTCGGAAACGCCGAAGCTGTAACGCTCACGCGCTTTAAAGCGCATGTTACCGGTGTCAAAGTCTCCTTCCATTGCCGTTTTGATTGGCGAACGGTTGAAGTATTTGAAGCCGTTAGGAGCGTCAGTCTTGATGAAGAATGCGTCGGTGTCTGTCAGGAAGTGGTTAACCACTGCACCTTCAGGCAACATACCCATGCTCTTCATGGCGTTCAGATCGTTGTCCGCAGTGCCCGAACGCAGGTTCGAGTTGATAACTCGCTCTGCGATGAACTGAAGCTCTTTCGGAATGATAAGCTTCATGCCGCGTACAGCAATCTTCAGACCGCGTTCGTCAGTCATACCCGCGATGTCGATCAGCATTTGCTCAAGCGAAGTCTCGTTGAGGTCAGCCGCAGTAGACAGCAAGTTGCGCTGGTTACCAGACAAAGATGGGTGAGCAGACGAACATAGCGCCGCGCCGTCACCAACAGGGCTGCCAGTCGAGAACGCATTGTTCAGGATGGAAGCAGCTTTGATTTGCTTGGTCTGAGCCATTGAGCGAGCCAAAGCTTTGGTGTAGCGAGATGCGAGACGATCATAAAGGTTATCTTCGATAGCTTCTTCAGTGATCGAGAACGCAAGCGCGATGGTTTCGTGAGTGTAACGAGCAGTGTAAGTTTCCTGCGCTTCGTCAAAACTGATGGCACCGCCCTCAGATTTCGTTGGAGCTGTGGAAAAACCACCGAGCATAACTTCCTCTTCAAATGCACGGTCAGATGACTCTTCTTCGAAGATTTCAGAATGCTCATTCTCGTAACGGTTGTATTCGAGCCCGAACAAGGCATTAAGGCCGGGTTCCAGCTCTTTCGCTAGTTGTGCGCGAGAGATAGCCATTGATTAAGCCCTCCTTAAATGCCGGTGGAGTCCGCAGTGGTTTGAGAATCAAACCGGCGGGTTCCAGCGTTGAAGTGTGCGTTCAGACGAACGATCAGCGGGATACCGGCTGCGGTATAGTCGCTGTTTGCTACGTCGTCCATGATGCCTACGATACGCAACGGCAAAGTAGCCGTAGTTGCAATCGAGGAAACGCTCAAAGCGGAATTAGACGAGCCAGTATCGGTCGAACCGGTACGAGCCGACGTACCCAGCGAAGCGTTTGCGAACACAGCCGCAAGTGCAGTCGCACGGTCAGTCAGAGACGCGTCAGACGCTACTTTGAACAGTTGGTTCGGGTTGTCCGCCACAAACGCCTTTACAGGGTGGTTTGTGTCTACGCTGACAGCGCCAGAACCGGGCCAGTAGTTAAGCCATACAGGTTTTTTCTGTACGGAATCGTGGTACTCCACACCCATCAGGACACCAAGCGCCTGCGTAGTGCCACCGTTTGTGGCACCAGCATAGTCGATAACGCCGTCCGCAGTTGGGACAACGATACCGTACTGGTAGATCGCGTTGGTGTTGTCAGAAGCGATTTCGTACTGGGTTACACCAGTCGAGTTTGCACCGCTACCAACTAGCCCGATAGGACGTAGACCATAGGCAGTAGATTGATTTGCCATTTTAGGTTTCTCCTATTGGGGCAGCCCTATCTTTTGGGGCCACCGAAGGTTACACGAGATTGCCGATCAGCATTGCTGATCCGCATGGTCGAATGTGCATTCTCGCGCATCATGTCAGAATCAACAGCTTGCATCTGGTCGCGGTTACGTTGGTTAAAGTAATCGCTACGTTCTGCAATCGTCTCCTCTGGAATACGAGCGAGAAGCAGTCCGCCTACTCCAAACACACCTTCGTATTTACCTGATTCCACAACGGGAGCTTCAAAATCTGGATATTCGTCCGCACGGACCAATTCCCAACCTTCACGAAGCTTTGCACTGATGTTCTTCGTATCGTCAAAACCACGCGTTTCGGCGCGAATCCAACGATGCTTAAATCCATCAGGCGCAGGCGGTGCATCTAACATCGACGGGGGAGCCCAAGGCTTACGAACGGCCTGTTTCTCCCGGGTTTGGTTGGCGCGAGAAGTACGGTTGATGGTTGATCCATCCTGTTTAGTTTGGTCATTCATCTTCTTACTCCTTCACGTATTTCGCATATTCTTCAAGCGGCACACCCAATTTCTTCGCTATTGCGACTTGGCTCGGGGTGAGTCGAACCTTTTTCCCACTGCGCCCAGAAGGTGTTCTCGAAGCCCCAACAACCGTCTGAGCGGCACGTTTGTTGACAGCTTTTCCGCCATTTCCGAACTTGTCGGCAATACGGCGGTCGAGTTCAGTATAGTAGTCATCGCTCTGCGGGTCAAACCCTTCGTCTTCGACTAACTTTTTGTGTATGCCAAAAGCCGCATAGGTCATCGCTTCATCTTGGCCAAACCAAGAGTTTCGCAACGCCCACTGCTCTGCTTTCGGATCAGGACGGCGAGGCTGTTGCGCAGGCATAGGCTGACGCGCTTGATGCTGCGCTGCCGCCTCTTGCTGACGCACATAACGCTCTTGCTGCATCTTGGCTTGCGCCGCACGGTCCTGTTGGATCGCCAATGCAGTCAGTTTGCGCTGCGCTTCAACAGTCTTTCTGGAATCGCCTACTTCAATAGCGCGAGCCAGCTCGTTTTCAGCCTGCTTGATTTCGGTGTTGATACGGTTTGTGTATTCCGTAACGTATCCCGTGTCCAAAGTGTTGACACGCTGCTTGAGGCTCTGAGCCTCATTCTGGATCGCTTGAGCATAGCGAATAGCTTCTTGCTCACGGCGCTCCGCTTCACGCATCTTTTTAGTCAGGCGGTCGATACGCTTCTGCGTAGCCGTCTCCGCCTTACGGAAATTCTCATCAGAACCACCGTCATCGTCGTCTGAGCCTTGCGCCTCAATTTCAACTTCAGTGTCTTGTTCTTCCATGCTCAGTTCGAGCTGGTCGTCGTCTCTTTCTTCAGCCATGCTGCACCTTTACAAATGATGAATGTCTTCTGGGTCCAAAATAGTCGCGAGTATCTCGTCATCATTGAGGATACGGACTTCTCCGCCATCGATCTGGAAACGAGAACCAGCATACCGGGCAAACATTACCCAGCTCTTTTCTTCGCACCATGGACCGGACGGAAACTTTTCGGTGTCCTTGTACGCTAAAGGACCGACTTTAAGGACGTAGCCAACCTGAGTAGAAATGTTATTCTTCTCTTGCACTTCGCTTGGCAGAAAGATACCGCCAGCGGTTTTGGCTTTGCCTTGGTAAGGTAGGATCAGAATGCGCCAGCCAGTCGGCTCCGGCATTCTTTCAAGAAGACTCGCACCAATCGCTTCTGGATTAAGACGAGGTTTTTCGACGTAAGCGTCGGCGAGATTAGGCTTTTCAGCCGTGTTCTCTGTTGTTTTTGCCATTGCAGCCACGCCCTCGGCAGCGGCTGACAAGTCAATTTTTGCTGACTCAGTCATTAGATAGCTCCTGTTTATCTAGCAGGCCCTTGAGTTCCTGTTCCACGTGATTAAGGCATTCTAAGTTGCCCATAAGCTCACGATAATGCTCCATCGACTTAACGTTTCCGTTTTGCATATAGTC